CGTGCATCGGTGCCCGCGGTAGCCGTATGCCCGCCGACGGATTCGGCGGGTACTCCCGCCGCAACCACTTGCGAATCCTCCGCCGGCACACTGTGCGCTCTACCGCCAGCCGCCGGTTCCGCTCGAATCGCAGCCGCCGCAGGTTGCTGCGCTGGCTCTTGCGCCACACCGGCATCAGCTTGCCCGCCTTCGTTCGGTGGTGCGCTTTCGGCGGGCTTCCCGGGTACAGGTTCCGGCTGTGTGGCTTGCGGGCTTCCGGCTTCGGCGGGTGTCGGCTCATCGGCCGCAGGATGCTCCGCGGACGGCGCTGTTTCAACCGGCTTCGCCGCCGCGATGTTCTGATCGAGCGCGGCCAGTGCTTCGTTGTCGGCGGTGGTCTGTGCGGCGGCGTCCGTCGCGGCCACCTGCGGGCGGTTGTCTGGCGTGATGCCTTCCTTGCGCTCGGCCAGAGCCTGCGATCGCAGCTTGCGCAGCATCGTCGGCGGCAAGCCCCACTGCTGCGCGAGGTCGCGCGACGCGGCGGTCACGCCCATGCCAAGGCCCTCGGCGCTGGCCTGTTCGAACATGCGGTGGAACTGGTCCTTCACCTCGACGTCCGTGGGCGTGCGGATCTCGCCGGTGTCGGCGTTGATCCACGGCACGTTCGGCGCCGGTGTTGCCGCTTCCATGCGCTCGCCGCCGGTGGCAACAGGCGGCGCCGGCGCGGCAGCGCGCACGTCTGTGGTGTTGCCGGCCGAGTCGGCCACGAAATCGGCGCCAGGCGGCGTGCCATCTTCGTGCAACGAACCCGGCGGCGCCTCTGTGTGAGGTACGTTCGGTCGCGTCGCGATGCCGCCGAATGCGCCGAAGCCAGCACCCATCGCCGCACCGACGCCCGCAATTGGCGCGCTGTTCTCGGTCAGGCTGCGGTTCTCGCCGGTCGCGGCGTTTGCGCCGGCAATACCTGCTGCGTTCTGGCCGACCGCCACACCGGCCTGCACCGGCGCCTCGATGCCGGCGCCAACGGCCGCACGACGCGCGACGCTCTTGCCGGCGATACGGCTCAGCACGCCCTGCGCATCGTGCAGCAGTGGTGCAACCCCGACGGCGCCGGCGGCGGTTGCGACCGGGAGCGTGGTGGCGAATGTGCTGTTCGCCGAGGTCTCGGCCAAATCCGAGCGAGCGTCCTGCGGCGACATGCCCTGTGCAATGCGCTGCTGGAAACCCGGCAGCTTCGCGATATCGGCCTCGGGAAGCGCGATGATGCGCGCGCGCTCGGCCTCGGCCGATCCCTCTGCGCCCTGCAGGCCGCCGATACCAGCGCCCGCCGCGAGCGTGCGGCGCGCCGACGACTTCACTGCTGCGTTGGCGGTCTTCGCGATCGCGGCTTCTTCGGCCGTCAGCGCCCCGCCGCCGGCCAGCTTTTCGGTGATCGCCGGCAACGCCTTCGCGATTTCCGGCGCCAGCTTCAGGCCGCGCGCCTCGAGGCCACCAGCGAGCATCGGCACCGCTTCGCCGGCCAGGTTCGCCGCACCGAGCGCCAGCGACATGGGGCTGCGCGCGCCCTCGCCGAGCGCGAGGCTGCCGGGGTCTGTGATATCGCCGGTGACGATCGGGCGCTCCTTCGCCGCCTTTGCCGCGTCGCTCTCGGTGCCGGCCAGCTTTTCGCCGAGACCGGCAATACCACCGCCGATGGGCGCGAACGCATTCGTCGGCTGTGGCAGTACGTCGCTGCCCGCCGCGGCGTTCACGCCAGCCACGATCGGCCGCGCGATCATGCGGCCGACGTCACCGATGCCGCTCACCGCGCTACCGACGCCATGCAGCGCGCCGGCGACCACCTCCTTGGGCAAGTCGGTCAGGTTGTAGCCGGCCGGCTTCGCTGCCGCAGGCGCTCCCACAACGGGCCGCTGATCCAGGCTGAAGCCTGCCGGCAGCGCTGACAGCCCCTGGCCGGATGTGCCAGTGGTCGGTACTGGGCGGTCGAGAGTGAACCCGTCTGGAAGATCGTGATCGAGGCTCACAGAGGTTTCCACTCCCCGTTGATGTTCACGATCTTCTGTCCGTTCGGGCCGGTTGCGGTCGGCAAGCCATGGGTCTGCACGGCCAGCAAGCGCGCCTGCGCCAGCTGTTCAGGCGTTGCGGCCTGGCCCGGCTGCACGATGTTGGTGAGGTAGGTTCTGGTCGTCTTCGCCAGCAGGTCCTGGATTTCGGCGCTGCGCTTCGCGGCACTGTCGTCCTTGGTCTGGATCGGTTTCACCGGCTTTCCGTCGGCGCCGGTGGCGGGCCGCACGACCCCGTCATGACCCAACAGCCCCAGCGTGCCGTCGGCGAGCGGTACCTGCGCTGGCGTCGGCCGGTTGCGCAGAAGATCTCCGGCGATCGACGCCTGCGCGTTGATGCCCGCTCGCGTGGTCGCGCCAGCCTCCTGCACACCAGCGATGCCGAGGTCGGCCTGCGGCTTGATGCCGGCCGCGGCAGCGCCGCCGAGATTGCCTAGCGCAGCTTCGTACGCGATTTTTCGCGAGGCCGGCGTGCCGAAGCTCGAGTTCGCGTCGATCGCAGCGGCACGCGCGGCGGTACCCGACACAGAGCGCGTATCGCGTGAGGCGATGCTGGCCGCATCTGAAGCGGCCGTGCGCTGCGCTTCGATGTTCCCGGCGCGCGCCGACGCGTCCGGGTCTACCACGATCGGGCGTGCGGCGATGCCGACGCCGCCACTGAAGGCGCCCAGTTCCGGCGTGCCGCCGGCCGCCTCGGAACCGATCCCGCCGCCGATGCCACCGTCCGAGCGACTACCGCCGGCGGCGCGCGCGTTGATCGCTGCGATGTCGTTGTTGCCGAAGCTGCGCTGGCCGGCGGAATCGGTCGCGCCATAGCCGAGCGTGCGGCCGGCATTCGAGGTGGCTGGGCGCACGGCGGTGCCAGCGGCGCCGGCCGCCGTATTGCCGAACGCTGGCGCGGTCGCCGTCGCGGCCACCGGCACGGCCGGATCGCGCACGGCAGTCGGTGGCGCGGCGATGCCAGCTGGCGCCGCTGCCGCCGCGGGGCTCGGCAGGTTCAGACCTGCCGTCGCGGCGGCGCGCGCATTTGCGTTGAACGCATCCACGGCAGGCCCGGCGGCGCCGCCCTGCACTTGATCGCTCAGCGGTCGATTGTACGCGAGGCCGCGAAAGGCGTTCGCGTCCTCACCCAGCGCTCCCATGATGGGAGGGCTCGGCCGCTTCTTGGTCGGATCGGTGATCGAAAGGGCCATGGGGTGTTCCTCTATTCGGCGATGCGGTAATCGAACGACGTGCTGCAGGAACTGCTCTGGCCGAGGCTGCTGCTGATGCCGGCGTGCACGCTCATCGAACTGGCCAGGCCGGCGGCCAGCGTCGCGCCGATGCTGCCGATCGCCTGCTTGGCGCCCATCAACAGTTCGGCCTGCTTCAACGCCTGGGTGATGCGCAGTTCTGCGTTCTTGAGTTCGGTGTCGACGCGACGGCCTTCCTGCTCGACGTACAGCTGGAACGGCCGCGCGTTGCCCTCGCTGATGATCTGCTCGACCGCGGCTTTCGCCCTGTACTGGTCGGTGTCGGCGCTGTACTTGCGCACCAGCGCGTCGAACCGCTGCGACTCCGCGCTTACGGCGGAGTTGATGCGCTCGAGCATCGCCTTGTAGGCGTCGAGGTCGAGTTCCTTGTCGCTGATGCGCAGGCGGTGCTGCTCGATCAGGTTCGTGTTCGTGTCGCCCCAGATTTTCACGCGGTTGCCGAACACCTGAACGCCCAGTTCGTAGCGGCGGTAGCGGGTCAGGTCGGCCTCCAATTGCTTGGAAAACGCGTCCCACTCGGTTTCGTACGCGTGCACGCGGGTGTCATACGCCTTCACCTGCTCGCCAAACGCCTGCACGCGCGCGATGTTCACCTGCGCCTTGGCCTGCGCGCCGTCCACCTCGGCCTTGTAGATGTCGGCCTGCGCGAGCAGTGCCTTCACGCGTTCGCTGAACACGGCCACGTCCTGCGCGTTCAGTTCGCCGATCAGCTTCTTGCCTTCGAGCTCGGCGCGGTACACCTCGACCTTTGCCAGTTCGCCCTGGATCAGGTCGCGGTACACCTGCGCGTCGGTCTGGAACGCCTGCAGTTCGAGGTTCGCGATCGCGATCTGCGCGTTCGCGATGTCGATGGCCACCTGGATGCTCGTCTTCGCCGCGTCCAGCATCAGCTGCTGCACGCCGAGGAAGTTCTGCATCAGCTGGCCCTCGAGCGCCGCGCCCTGCGCGACGCCGAAGCGCAGATCCTCGATCGCGACGTCGACGTCCTTGAGGTAGATGTCGCGCGCCAGCTTGTTGCGCTCGTTCTGGTTGTTCTGGCGCGCCTCGGCCAGCGCCCGGTTCAGCACGCCGTCTGGCTGTGACCAGCCGCGCGAGCCGAACACCTCGATCGCCTCCTGTTCTGCGCGCAGGCCCTGCACGTCCAGCGCGCTGTACGCGCGGTCGCGCATCTGCTGCGCCGCCGCGGCGGGCAGGCCCGGCGCGCCGTCGATCATCACGCTGACCTTCGCCTTGATCTTGTCGACCAGCGCGCTCGAATACGGCTCGGCCTCGAAGCCGAACGTGTTCTCCGGCACCGCGATCGCGAAGTTCGGCCGCACGCCGGCGAACGTCGGCAGCACCACGCTCGGCGGATCCGGCAGCACGATGGCGCGCAGTTCCGGGAAGTCGGGAATGACCAGGTCCGGCGGCTCCGGCACCACGATGGTGTCGAGCGTCGGCGGCGGGTCCGGCGGCGTGGCAGTCAGCGGGCCCGGGCCGGTGCGGTCCGGCACCACCGGCGCGGTTTCGTTGAACGTGGGCGCGCCCTGAAAGCTCGGGTCGCCGCCGATATCGACCGCCGGCGGGGCCGGGACCAGGCTCAGATCCGGGCTGAACACCAGATCCGGGGCTTCCGGCGCCACGGGCCGCTCGACGTGCCACCACTCCGTGTCAGGATCGAAGTGCGCGGCCACGACGATCGGGCTCAGGCTGAAGCTGCCGAGCTCGTCCAATGCGTTGATCGACACCGCGAACGCCGTCTGCGAGTTTCCCCACATGTTCGCCATGACGGTCGTGACCTGCCCGTACACGCCGTCGTTGCCGATGATCGGGCAGCCTGTGTCACTCATCGCGTCCCCTTACTCTGCGGTCCAGGATCATCGGAAGCATCTGGATGTTGTCGAACTCGAAATCGGCGCCGTCGACGTTCTCGACTTCCATGTCCCAGTACACGCTCTCGAGCCCGCGGCCGATCTGCGTGCGCGCCTCGCGCGTGCCGGCGGCGCCGCGCGCCGTCAGGCGGTACCAGTGCTCGAACTTCTCGCCGGTCTCGTCGGTCACGATCATCTTGATGATGACGTCGCCGTTCGTGCGCACGCCCCAGTAGATGGCCGGGATGCGCTTCTCCTTGGCAATGCCGAGCGTCGACAGGCCCAGGCGGAACCGCGCCTTGATGTCAGTGCCGGCGTCGGTCTCGCCGCCGAGCGTGTAGATGCCGTCCGCGGCCGCGCCGTAGCAGCGCCCGTCGAACTCGCAGAACGAGTTGAACGGGTAGTTCGCGTATTCCCACGCCGCGCGCGTCTCGGTGTTGACCACCCACGCGACGTACGTCTCGTCGCCGATGGTCAGCGTGACGTTGAAGCCGACGGTTTCCTGCAACCGGCTCAGCGCCTCGAGCGTGGTCGCCGGCGTGTCGCCGATCGCGATCGTCTCGTCGATCACGGCGAGGATCCGCGCCGAGCCGCTCGGCACCGCGACCATCAGGATCTGGTCCAGCAGGCGCGAGCGCGCGGCCATGGCGGTCGTGAACACCTCGGCGAACGCCACCGTGTCGCCGATCTGTTCCTTCGCCACCACGGCCATGGCGTCATTCAGCGCCAGCGTCTGCGCGACGAGGTTGCGCACCTCGATCGTGCTGCCGGGCCCGGCGACCAGTTGCAGGCTGTCGAGCACGCGCTCGATCGCGACCAGCGACGGCGCCGGCACGCCGCCGACCTTGACCGCGTCCTGCAGCAGCAGCTTCCAGATCACGCCCAGCTGGTCGACGAACTCGACCGCCTCGCGCAGCAGGCTCACGGCGTGCAACGTCGTCAGTGGCGTGGCCGACAGCGCCAGGCGCTCGACCAGCGTGTTTATCATCTGTTCCAGCGGCACGGCGGTCAGCGCGACCGTGTCCTGCAGCAGCGCGCGCTGGAAGCCCACCGTCATCGTCAGCCAGCCTTGTCCCTCGAACAACAGGAACATGACGTCAGGCGCCGGCGGCGGCACGTCGCTGAAGAACTGCGAAAACGGCTGCGCCTGGCTCACCAGCAGGTTCGTCGCGTCGCTCAGCAGGCAGGTCAGCGCCGGCGTGCTCGAGTGCAGGTCCGTGTAGTCCTCGGAGTACGTCGTGAACGCGCTGCCGAAGTACAGCGAACTCAGCAGGACGCCAATGTCGGGCAGGATCTCGAGCCCGCGCATGTACGTCGTGAACGGCCCCATCGCGCTGCGCAGCGTGTTGGGCTGGTCGCTGAAGAAGCTGTCGAGCGCCGGCGCCGTGCTGTCCAGGCGCTGGAACTGCCCGAACACGCCATCGAGCGGCAACAGGGCGCTGACCAGCGGGTTGACCGCGTCGGTCAGCAGGCACGCCAGCGGCGGCATCGCGCTGCGCAGTTCCGCCGTCGCGGTCGCGCCGCTCAGCGCCTCGAAGATGATCTCGCTCACGGGTACCCCGCCAGCGGACCGAACAGGTTGTTGGTGCCCATCGGGCAGCTGGGGTGGTTCGCCGGGCACCCGGCCCAGCTCATGGTCGGGTCGGTCGCCATGACGTTGAGGTAATACGTGCCGCCTGGAACCAGATGGCACTGCGCGCCGCCCGCGTCCGTGCGCCACATAGGGAACGGCAGCGGGCCGGTCGCGAAGTCGGAAGCCGCAAAGCACGCCGCCTCGGGCGGGCTGAAATCGCCGCACCTCACGCTGTACGCCGCGGTCATGTCGATGCCATAGCTGTACGTGGTGCGCGCGACCATCCCGATCATCGGGTCCGCGTCCTGCGGCACGGTGAACCGCAGCGAAAGGTAGCTGTAACGTGGGAGCGTTATGATCGGCGTCGACGGCTGCCGTCCGGGCCAGGGCGCCTCTGCGTCGCTCGCGGTGTTGTGGCCCCACACCTGCGTGTAGAGCGTGAGGTCGCGGCCATGCGAACCGCCCTGCGCCGTGTACGTGACGGTGCCGTGCATCAGGCGGGTCAGGCCCGGCGGCGCGATGCACGCGTCGTTGCCGTCAAAGCCATCGGCGTCGATGCGGTCGGGCGCCGCCGCAAACGCCAGCCGAGCGCCGCCGAGCGCGCACAGCAGAACCGTGCGCGCGACCGTGCCGATGCGATTCATTCGATGGTGTCTCCGCTGGCGAACAGGCACGAGCCGACCAGCAGTGGGCCGAAACTCGGCAACGCGGACCGGTAGTGCTCGGTCGTTCCGATCCGGTACGTCACCACGCCGCCGACACGGCGGATCTCCATCTGCGAGGCCGACGTGATCGAGATCGCGTCCTCTCCGATCAGCACGCCGCGCTCCATCGGCTGCGCAAACAGCTCACCGGCCAGGCTGGTCGTGTACCAGGCGTAGGTGAGGTTGCTCGGGTCGGTCTGCTCGTCGCGCGGCGGCGCGCGCAGGCCCACCACGATGCCGGCGCTGACCGGCACGTCCCACACCACGTGGCAGTCGCCGCCGTGACGAGCGATGCTCTCGGCGCCGGCGTTCCAGCCAATGACCGGCGTTTCCACGATATGTGGCGGGATGGCGGGGATCGCCGGCTGCCCGGTGCAGTCGATGCACGTGGTGTCGCCGACGATGGTGATCGTGCAGGTGTTCGGCATGGGTCAGCTGTCGCCCGGCGGGTCGGTTGGCGGTGCGCCGCGGCACGGCGCATTGGTCGGCACCCAAACACCGTGGTCTCCGCCTGAAGAACCCACGCCGCCGGGCGGGATGTACTGCCACTCGCACACCGGCACGACGTCCTGCGGCGGGCCGCTATCGCCGCCCCCGCCGCCGCCGCCACCCACGATCGGCGGCGGGTCGCCGACCGGCGGCCCCGGCGGATCAACGGTGCAGTTGTGGTACGGCGGAATGAACGGTTGCCCCTCGCTGCCGGGGTCGAACGTGCGATCCACGTCCTTGACCAGGCCCGCAACCTCGTGGCACTCCACGTTCGACTGCCAGAACACATCCGGCGCGAGCGTGATGTCGACCTCGAGCAGCAGCGTGGCCCCGTCGATGGAACTGCTGTTTGACGCGTCGCAAATGAGTCCAGCAGCCAGCGTCCCGCCAATGAACACTGCATCGACCACCAATGTCGGCCCAGCAGCGGGGTCAACCGCGAAACCGAGGTCGCGCACTTCCGCCGTGCCCTTGGCGCCGACGTCGATGTTGATGTCCGAATTGCCGTTGTACCCGCACCCGCTCAGGTCGAACGTCGCGCGCATGGCGATGGCCGGGTACTCCGGTGTCGCGGCAAGGACACCGCCCGTGTCGAAGATCGCCAGCGCGGCGCCGTTGCCAGTTATGGGGTCGTAACCCGCCGGGATGACCAGCAGACCGCCCGAAATCGTCGCTGGCGGAGACGGCGCAGAACCCGAACTGGCGGCGTAGGGGATGATGCCGCCGAAGGACTGGTTGTAATAGATCGCGTACGTGATCCCCGGCACATCGAGCACGTTGACCCACGCCACGGCGCTGCTCCCTTACGCCGGAATGCGCAGTTCGGCGATGTCGAGGCCCTTGCGGTTCGCATCGTTGTCGACGAACACCGGATCGGTGAACGGGCAGTCCGTGCCGGCGCCGCCGGCGGTGCACTGCCAGCGCCGCTCGGTCGTGACCGCGCCGCTGCCATCGTCGGTGCTGATGCAGATGCGCAGGAACGTCGGCGTTCCGCTGTGCGTGATCTCGCCGTCCCACGTTTCCGCGGCGGTCTTCGGCAGCGCGCCGTTCACGGCCGTGCCCCAGGTGCCGCCGGTGCCGCCGGAGGACATCGTGCACAGCAAGTTGCTGCCGACGTCGATCGCGTCGTCAGCACTGACCGGCACAGGACCGTCGTAGAAATACAGGAAGCACAGGTTCAGCGCGTCGCTGAGACTGCCGGTGTCGGCCAGGTAATTGCGCAGCGGGGTGGAAAGCGATGCAGCCATGGGTGAAATCCTCGGATCAGAACGGGGGAATGCCGTACAGCCAGTAGTCGACCGAGCGCTCGACGCCGGTCGTGATCGTCGTGTTGGAAAGAATCAGCTCCATGCCGTCGGGGGAATTCACCGCGCAGTCCACGCGGGGCAGCGTCGAGCTCACAGCGAGCGTGTCGTCCTTGCAGATCAGGCGCGCCCAGCCGGCCACGCCGTCGGCCACGCCCTTGAGCACGAACGGCGTGGCCACCGCCGGCACCACGAAACCGCCGTTGGTCGCCTCGAACTGCAGCCCGTTCGTCGCGCTGCCGAGCGTCCAGGCCAGTCCGTTCTTGCTCACCACCGCGAGCAGCGTCCCGGTCGGCGCGGCCTGCGCGCTGGCCGGCTGCGTGCCGCTGTAGATGTAGATCGCGCCGCCGTTGAACTGCGTGGGGAAGGACGCGAGGAAAGCGGCCTTGAGGCCGGTGGAGATCAGCAGCATCAGATGACTCCGGCGAAGTTGAGCCAGCCGCCGGAGACTCCGGTCAGCGTGTCGGCGGCGAAGCTGGAAGCGCTCGCGCGGGCGTAGGTGCGGTAGTCGTCGATCGGCTCGAGCGGCGGCTGGCCGGCGCCGATGGTCCCGGTCAGGTCGCCGGGACGCGCGCCGTACCAGAGGCCCCAGACGTGGTCGAGGCCTCGGCGCGCGGCGCCGAGCATGAAGCGCGGGTGCGGATAGTCCGAAGGCGACCAGCGATCGCGGTCGAAGAAGCCGAGCGTGCCGATCGAGCCGAACAGGCTGAAGCCGAGCACCATGTCGTCGGGCACGCTGCCGCTCGCGGTCGCCTGCTCAACGCCATCCACCACCAGACGGATCGCGACCGCCGCGACCATGTAGAAGTCGTCGCCGCCGATGGACACATCGGTCAGCGTCTGCTGCACCGCGGTGTAGGTGTTCGTGCGCGCGTCGAAGTGCCAGAGCGTGGTCTGGTCGGTGCTGAACAGCACGTTGGTGCCGATCTCGGCGCCCTCGGTGTCGTACACAACCAAGGCCGGATCTGGACTGTCGACACCCGTCACGCGCGCGACGCGCTCGGTGTCGCCGTCGTAGTCCCATGCGTAGATCGCGTCGACGCTGCTGCCGATGTTCGACTGCTCGGCGAGCTCCCACACCAGCGCGATGCTTGAGGCGGGGGTCGCGTCAACCGCGATCTTGAACGCCTGCGCCGGCATGTGGACCGCCGGCCCGCTGTCGAAGAACGAGTCGATGAACACGCTGGCGCGCAGGCACACTGCCTCGGTGCCGCTGCCGTTGAAGAACCACGGCTGCCAGTACGTTTTCGGCGAGCACGCCTCGGTGCGCGGGTCGCTGTAGCCCGTCCACGCGCCGCTGCCCAGGTACACGCCGGGGCCGTGGAATCCGGACTGCGCGTACTCGGTGCCCCACAACCGGTGGCGCGCGAGCATGTGCCACCCGCTCGGGTTCGCGTCGACGTCGTACCCGTCCTCGACCATGCGATCGGGGCTGCAGGCCAAACCGTTGCGCGTCGGCAGGTCGGCGTACCAGACACGCACGTCGCTGGTCGTGTCGTAGTTGAAGACGTCGTCCGGGTCGTGCACGCCGGTGCTGTTGAACTGGTCGGCGCGGTGCCAGCCCAGCACGATCAGGCGGTAGATCGCTGGCGTGTCGTCCGTCGCGTCGATCCGCTGCACCGCCGCGCCGAGCACGTACCCGTCGTCTGGCAGCTGCGCCAGGATGCGACCGCGCGCGTACACGAAGCGGTCGAACAGGCGGAACTCGCGACCCTGGAAGGTCGTGGTCAGCGTGTCCAGCCGCAGCAGTTCGCCGGCGGTGTCGCTGGCGGTGCGCCGGCCGGCTGCGAGCTCGCGCGGCGGAATGCTGCGGCCCTGCGGACCGCACCACGAAAGCCGCGGGATCTCGGCATTGATAGAAACCCAGTCCAGGTTGCCGCAGCGCGCCCACTGCTCGGTCTGGTCGATCGCGGCCACCAGCGTGAGCGCGCCGCCGCCGGCCAGCGCAAGGGTTGTACCGTTTGGCAGCGCGCCAGCGTCGCTCAGGTCAGGCAGCGCGGCGATCAGCGCGTCGGCCACCTGCGCCGGCGTCGTCGCGCCGGTGGTGTCCACGCGCGCAAGCGCGCCGACCGGCAAGCCGGTGCCGAGTTCGTGTGCCGTGCCGTCCTTGGCGGTGCGCTTCGCGGCCGTGTCGGATCCGGTCGGGTAATTCGCGTCGTCCGTGCCGTACGTCGTGACCAGCTGCGCATACCACGTGGCCAGGTTCGCTGGGCCGCGCAGCGGCAAGGACAGTGGCGCCTCATCCGGTCGCGACGCATTGATCGCGGTCAGCACGGCGGTCGCATCGGTGCCGACGTCGAGGAACGATGGCCGGTATGCGGCCCATGCCGCCGCCTCGTCGGGCAGGTCGATCGGGTCAGTCTGCTCGGGGCCGTCGTAGTACATCGGCAGCACGGTCACGCCGAGCGGCGGATAGCCCGCGTCATCGACGCGCGACAGCAGCACCTGCGGCAGCGCACCGCCTTCGGTCCAGGCCGCCGGCAGCGGCCCTGGGTTCAGCGGGTCCGCGTCCTCGCCTGGCGCGATCGGCGGCAGGCCCCAGCCGAGCGGAATGCCTTCGGTCGCCGGCTCGACCACGAAGCCGCGCGGCACCCACAGCGTCAGGTCGGTCTCGGTCTCCGGCGACTCCGCACGCGGCAGGATCGCCGTAACGGTCGGCGTCGTGCCGTCCCACTGCGCGATGATGCGCGTGCCGTCCGGCAGCACGCGCTCGCTCTTGCCGACCCGCACGCCGCTCAGTTTCAGGCGGTTCATCAGGTCGCCCAGCAGCCGCCGGCCTTCGCGCTGGATCAGCCCGGCGCTTTCGGGTTGCAGACCGCGAAAGCGCGCGATGCCGATGTGCCGCGGCATTACGTCCCGTCGGCGGCGGTGATCGCGTACTCGATGTCGAGCTTGTCGGTCGCCTGCAGTACGCGGCTCGCGGCGAACTGTGCGCAGCACACCAGCAGGCCCGTGATCGCGCTTTTCGCGCTCGCGGTGGTCATGGCCGCACCCCAGACCGTGCCGCCGCCGGTGTCGGCCGTGAAGCGCGCAGGCGTGGTGGCATTGGCGATGTTCTGCGTCGCCTCGGCGTCCTTGGCCCACACCGGCCGGGTCGCTTCGGTGTAGTTGATGAACTCCGTCTGCGTGGCCGGGAACGTGGCCGCGTCCAGCGTGTTGACCGGTGCCACGTTGCCGCTGAACGGCGCGATGTAGAACGCCGTGCGCTGCGCGCTCTGCGCGAAGTACACCTTAAGGATGTCGTCGAGCCCGGTCAGCACCAGGATGTTCGAGTCGATCTGCTCGTCCGCGCCGTTCACCCAGGTGCGGAACGCACCGGCTGCGACGAGTCCGGCGCGCGGAAACAGCAACCGGCCGTCATCGGTGCGCTCGAAATGGTGATTGCGCAGTGCGCGCGAGAGTTCGGCACGGTGAAGCATCAATTGGTCAAGCATGGCTACCACCTCGGGGGGTTATCGGGACAGGTCGCCCGCTGGAAACTGGTCTTGCCGGAAATCGGGCAGCCGCAAAGGCCGCAACGCGCGGGCGTGGCCTTTTGCAGGTGCGGACAGGTGCTGCACGCCGCGGCGCGCGCGGCGCGCACAGCTTTCGGCGCGATCGCGACCGCCTGCCGCAGGCGCTGCGGCAGGAACGAGAAGGCCACGGGCTATGCCTCGTCGTGACGGTAGACGCGCGAGCTGATGCGATCGCCGATGGCGAGGCCCTGCGCGCTGGCATTGCGAAGCGTCGTGACGATAGAGCGCAAGCCGTTCTGCTCGCGGAAGATGCTCGCGCCGGAGATCGCGCCCGGCGCGACGGCCTGGTCCTGGTCGCCCGGTTTCAGCGGCAGTACCGTGCCGCCGGGCAGGCCCAGGCACGCGACGCCGTTGCGGGCCAGCCAGTACGCCACCGGCTCGGTCGTCTCGAGGCCGAACACGTTGGCCGGCACCACGATGCTGGTGCCCGGCACCGCGCCGTACGGGTAGCGGATCTTCGGCGACTGCAGCGCGGGGTCGGCGCCGGCGATCCAGTACGTGCGCTTGTGGTCGCTCACGTACATGCCGGGCGAGTCACCGCCCTCGCCCACCGGCTCCATCATGTCGATGCGCGCGCCGATGCGGCGCACGTTCCGGCTCGGCTGCGTCAGCCCGTAGCGCAGCGACTCGCTCCACCGCTGCGTGTTGCCGGTGGCCACGTACAGGCGGCCGCCGAGGTAGCGCACGATCTGCCCGGCCGGCATCGGCACGAGAAACTGCGTCGCGAGCGGCCGGCCGCGGTTGCCGACGCCGATCTGCGCGCTGGTCTGCCCGACCGGCAGGTCGCGTGCCTGGTACAGCACGTCGCCGTTCGTCTGCGACACGTACACGCGCACGCGCATCACGCTCGCGTCCAGCGGCTGCGGGATGTTGGCCAGCGCGATGCCGCCCTGGTCGCGCGCCGCGGGGTTGCCCGGGATCACGACGACCGTGGCGAGGCCCGTGCCGCTTTCCTCGCCGACCGCGTCGAGGTAGGTGATCGCGACCTGGTACGTGCCGGCGTCGAGCCCGCCATCGCTCGATGCCGCGCACTCTGGCTGGCCGGCAGGCGACTCGACGCCCCACGGCGCCGACGTACCATCGGGCAGCACGCACCAAGTCTGTTGTCCGTTCGTGCAGTAGACGCGGTCGTGCGGTATCGCGTAGCTGATTTCGCGCGGCGCGAGGCCCGTGCGCACATCGAACGGCGCGCCGCCCGTGTTCGCGGCCTTCAGCGTGGCGCCGTCGGCAAACAGGAAGTACGGGAAGTGCCCGCCAGCCCACAGGCTGTGCACGCGCGTCCCTTCGATCACGCGGCCGTAGCCGGAGCGCCGGCGTGGCCAGCCCACGCGCGAAAGGTCCACGTTGACACCTTCGCGGAACGCGACGACGCGCTTGCCGTCGGCGCTTCGGGTGAGGCTGGTCTCCGCGTTGAGGTTGTCGACGCCCGCGGGGAACGGCCCGACCGGGATCAGTTCCTTGTCGCCGACAGCCATGCGGTTACTCGGTAGGGATCAGGGGTGAATCATCGGGGTGGCCGGACGTTGGCTCGCCGGTCTCTGCAGCCGCCTCGAGCAGGTGTATCTCGCGGAACAGTCCTTGTTCGTGCGCACGGCGGTAGTGCCATTGCGAGCCCGGTTGGTCACCACGCAAGCGCGCCGCCGCCGCGTCGAGGTGTTCGGCCTGCGCGTGCAGGAAGCACGCGCGGGCGCGAAGCGTGTGGTAGCTGACGGCCATCTACAGCCCTACCGCTATCTCGATCGGGAAATGCTGCTCGAATGCCAGCGTGTGTCCGCTGGGTGGCACGGTTTGCGGCGCGCCTGACGTGATCCACGTCTCCCACGCACTGCCAGCTGCGTACCAGCCCTCGTTTTTGTAGATGTACAAAATGGCGACGCCGCCTGAAACGAAGCTGTCGAGCGATCCCGAGCGAGCGCCTTGCTTCGGCGACGATACGAACGCATCGATCAGCTGCGAAATCAGCGAGCCGGCGCGTTGCGTCATGTCAGCGCGGGCGTAGTGGAGCCATCCCACGGCACGATCAGCCCGGCGAACTGCGCGAACTGCTTGCTCGTCGCGTCGTAGGTATCGCCGTCCGTGACAGCCGCAGACCCGTACCACAGGTCGATCATCGTGCCGTGCCGGCCCCGCGCGCTCGCGGTTGCGGAAACCAGTCCCATCGGCCACATCGGCCACGCGCCGTCCACGTCGTTCGCGAGGTTTCCGAACGTCGTGTCGATCGGTCCGAACAGCGTGCCCAGCCCCTCGGCCGTCAATCCGGCAGTCGCCGGTGTCGAGTTGATGTTGATGGCGCCGCCAAGGCTGTAGAAATCCGCCGCGGCGTTCTGCACAGGGAACGATGACGCGGACGATTTATTGACGCGGCAATACCACGCCGGAGACCACGTGCCGTTGATCGTCGGCGAGACAGTCTCGAACAGCAGCACCCCCCAAACGATGCCCGCCTTGCATAGGAAAAACCGCGTGCACGCGCCATCGGTGGACTGCAGGGCCTGCACGCGCGTCGCGGCGGTGCCGGGCGTTGTGCCGCCGAACCCGGGGCCGCCGTTTATGCCGCAGGTAAGCATGGTGACTTCATCGGTCGCGGTCGGCCGGGTTGTCGTGGAGCCGCCCGTGAAGCCCGCGCTTGGCGAGATATAGATGGAGATCACATAGCTAGACGAACTGATAGACCCGGCCTCTGGACTCGCGCTGATGAGCACCTGGAAGTTCGACGCGATCCCCGTCTGCTTCAGCACGATCCACGAATGCGCGGCGGTTGACGTGCCGAACACCACGTTGGCCGCGGTGGTCCAGTGATCCACGCCATCGCCAGCCGTGCCGGCAGTCGAACTGTCGCAGCTGTACGCCACGGTCCACGGGTTTGATGCGAACCCGGTCATGGAACTTTTGATCGCGAACAACAGCGCAGCACGGTTCAGTAAGATGGTCCCGAGCCCGATCGTCTGGTTGATGTTGAATTGCCAGGTCTTGGCCAGCACCGGAAGCGTCATGGAATCACCTCTATCCACGCGCCCGTGCACGTAGCCTCATTGAAACCGTTGGGGGTCACGATCCACAGCCGCGCGACGAAAATGCCGGCGGCGGAGGTATCAGTGAAGGCAGTGGATACGTCGGCCGATACCAGATCGGCAGTCGTGCTCGTCGTGGTGCCTGTGGCCGCGATGATCTGCGGCGATCCGCTCCCCGACTTCTGGAACAGTTCGCCCGCCGCCGCAACGCTGCCGCTGGTCGATTCCAGCAGCATATACAGCGTCGCCGTGCTGCTGCCCGAGAGGCCGTGCACGGGGTCGGTCGGATCGAAATAGGTGCCGCCGAGCAACAGCTTTGTCCCGCTGCCCTGTTTCGTCGAGGCGTTGCCGGAATAGAGCGGCAGCGTGAACGGCCCGCTGCCCGTCGGGGCCGCCGGCTTCACCACCAGCACGCGCCAGGCCGCAATGCCGGCGCCACCCGGATCGAAGTACTGCACCAGCGCGCCGTCGCCGGGCGCGAGCACGGTATCCACCAGCGTCCCGAAAAAGTCAGTCCCGGTGCGGCCGGCGATCGCCGACAGCGTGATCGTGCCGACGCTGCTCTGCCGGTTGATGATCGAGACGACGCGCCCCTGCACGCCGCCCTGCATCGCGTCGATCGCAATATCCGTCGTCGCGTCGATGCCGAGGATCTGCGTCGCGTCGTTGAGCGCGTAGTCGGACTCGTCGGCGCTGAGCGATACCGACTCGACGCCGTCGAACACGACAGCGGCGCCGGCGGTCAGCCGGCCCTCCACATCGAACGTATCGCGCGCGACGAGCGGCTGGCCGACGTGTTTGGTCGGTGCGGTCATCAGCTCGGAATCACGTACGAGGTCAGGATGCGCAGGCTGCCGACGGTCGCGCCGCCGGCGCTCAGCGTCGCGATCAGCGATTCGGCGCTCGTCGCCGGCTCGTTCGGGTGGTACACGTAGCTGGACTTCGCGCCGCCGTTGGCGGCCGTCAGATCCCAGGCCGACGTCGGTCCGTACTTGGCCAGCGTGCCGCTGATGCCGATCGACAGCGTCGGCGTGCCGTCGAACGCGGTGTCGATGATGACTTCCTCGGAGAGGATCACCGCGTTGGCCGGCTTGGCAAACATAGCGATCGGCGAACTGTCGCCGAAGGCGACGGTCGTCGTGTCGACTACGATCTTGTCGGTGCCTGCCGCGACCGTCGTGTACTGCAGCGTGATGACGTCGCCGACGAGGCTGGCAACCGTGATCGCCTGATTCGCCGTCGGATCACCGGCAGGCCAGATCACCTGCAGCGCGTGCGTCATGCCCGTGCTGGGGCGGCTGAAGGTCAGCTTCCAGTCGGCGCCGGAGCCGGCCGCGCCGCTATTCAGTTCGAAGTCGTTGCCGAAGGTCTTGAACAACGTCGCGCGGATCGCCGCGTAGGCCGCGTCCGCGGCGTCGCGCGATGCGAGGTCGCCGGACATCGTCTTGACGTTGACGCCACCGATGCCGATCTGCAGCTTCGCCAGCGTTGTGCCGATAAGATCCCAAAACTGGCTGGCCATCTCAAACCTCCGGAACGAACGACACGTATAGAGTTCCCGCGCCGCGTGTCGCGCCGTTCGGGGTGATTTCCAGCCACACGCCGTCGCCCTGGGCGATCTCGACGTCGGCGATGACGCCAAAGCTGGCCAGCTGCGTCGGATCGCTCCGATCCGCCGGCATCAACGCCGCGTGGTCCGCCGTGATACCGACCTGCACCTGCGCCGGCGCGTCGAACGCCTCGGTGAAGTCGAGGCGCACGACCGTGACCGTGCCGGCGGCCGGCGCGACCCAGCGGATCGAGCCGGCGTCGCCGAACGCGAAGTCGATGGGCGGGATGGTCCCGCCGGCGGCCCCCGGCCTGCCCTGCACACCCATGCCGCCGCCGGTCTTGACGAGGGTAGGCCGATCGACAGCCTGCACCGGCGTGTTGATCGCCTGCACGACCGTGCGCGGGCGGTTCGCGTTGATCTTCGCGACCGTGGAGTTGCTCAGCGTGATGCGCCGCGCGGCGCCTCCGCCGATGCGCACCGAACCGCAGTGGTTGCGGATGTTGACCACGGTGTCAGACATGCTGCGCGAGTCCTTCCATGGGGCCGAACGCCAGCGTGTCCTGCGGGTTCTTGACCACGGTGGTGGTCAGCGTGATGCGGATGGTTTCGCCTTCGCCCAGCGGGCGGCCCTCGAGCTTCGACACCGCATGGTCCAGCGCGTCGCGCGCGCGGAACACCAGCGCTGCGAGATCCGCGGGCCCGATCTTGAGCGCCTGCTGGCTCATATCGTGCGCGCCCGCGTGAACACCGCCCTGCCCTCGACCACGGGAATCGCATAGCCGGTGTCGGGGTTGACCAGCACCAGCGCCCCGAAGCACTTGGCCTTCAGGTTGGTCGGGCTGAACGTCCACAGGTCCGCGACGTCGACGCGGTGCGTGTACTCGCCGAGCGTTGGCGGGTCCACGATCACGGCGCCCTCGAACACCGGCCACGTCGGTGGGGTCACGTAGTGCCCTGCCGTCGTGATCTCAGCGATGGGCGCGACCGTCGCGATGCCCGTGTCCACGTCACGCACAGGCATGGCCGCGTAGAACTGCCAGCGCGCGTCGTAGCCGGTCAGGTCGAGCGGGTTCCCGTCCTCGTCCTCGAGGATGATGTCCTCTTCCCACGTCACGCCCAGCGGTACGACCGGGCTGTAGCTGCCGAAGGTGCGTGCCATGTGCGCTACGGCCAGTTGATTGTGGTGGTGCGGGCGCGGCGCTCGTTGCGCTTGCGCTCCACGTTCGCATCGGGCCGTAGCCCGAAGCTCTGTTCGAATCGCGCCAGCGCGAGCCGTGCGCGGCTGTCGTCGTTTTCCTCGCCATCCTTGTCGTCGTAGGCGCGAAACAGCGCCCAGTCGATGAGGCGCTCGTGCCACTTGCCTTCGATCGCGGGCTCGTCGCTCGGGGTGTCCATCTGCTCGTCGTCAGTCGGGATGCGATAGACCGACAGGTTCAGCGTGTCCGCCTCGGCCGGTATCGGTACCAGTTGAAGGCGCCGCCCGTCCTGCACGTAATACACGGGCGAGCCCTTGCGCGTGCGCCAGTTGCGCCCCCACAGCGATGCGCAGCTGACGCGGTGCGCGTGGCGCGGCGGCCCGACGGAGCCGCGATCGAGCGCGCTCTGGTCGGTGCCTTCCAGAATCGTCTGCCGCGCCGTCAGCCACGCGGCGGCGATCCTGTCGATGCATGGATCGAGCGTGTAGACCGCCTGATCGGCGCTGATCGGGATGGTGCAAAAGCTCGACGTGGTGTCGAATATCAGGCGGGCCCGTATGCAGGCCTCGGCCGTCGCTTCGTTGAACCACGCTCGCACGGTGTCGCTGTCGCTGAAGTACGGCGCCACCGCGTCATCGGCGCGCTTTCGAAAGCGCGCCTCGAGCTCACAGAACTCCATCAGCCGGCGGTCTCGGCGCTGGACTTGTCGAGGTCGGCCCAGACCTGCTGCATCTGCTCGCGATCGACAGTGAAGCCGCAGCGGGCCGACAGCTTGTTGAGGTTCGGCACGCCGGCGTTGGTGAAATTGGTCGGATCGTCCTCGCCGAGCATCGCGATGATGGCCTTCCTGATCTCGGCTTCCTGGCTGAACGGCGGATCGGCGGATTCGTTCGACGCGTTGATGCTGTCCGCCGTCATGTTGTCGGTGATGGCGCCGGCTGCGATTGCTGGCTTGTGCAGGATCGGCGGCAGTTCGCGCCAGTCCGGGCCGATGCGCGCAGCGTGGCCGAAGATCGTGGTCACGTGCAGCACGTTGTCGGTCGGACTCCTGAATCGAAGTTCCATTGGCGTAGTCCTGGTGGGTTGGAAAAGAAAAAAGGCGCCCCGAAGGGCGCCTTTTCAGTTCAACGTGGCGAAGGGGTGTCAGTCCTGCGTCGCGTCGGAGCCGCCAGCGATCGCGTATTCCACGTACAGACCGTACGTGCCTTCTGTGACCGCACCCACCGCGGTGCGCTTCAGGCCCACCACGGTGCGCGCTGCCGTCAGCGTCGCCGGCAGCGTGAGTGCCGTGCGCCCCGCCGCCGTCGAGTCGGCGACGGAGCCATACGCGGTGTTGTTCGCCGCGGTGCCGATGGCCACCACCTCGCTGGTCACCGCATCCGATGCGGTGAGCACCAGGGCCTCGCCTCCGATGATCAGGGCACCGGGCGGCAAGGCGATGAGGCCCTCGAACGTGCCGCTGGGCAGGTCGCCGAAATCCACTTCGACGTACTGCGCGCGGATCTTCTGTACTGCGCCTTTGTACTTGACAGTCATGGTCGTGTTACCTCGTTTGGGGTCGGTCGATCAGGCCGATCAGATGGCGTGGTCGAGGGCGATGACGCCGAAGTCTTCGACCGACTTGTCGTACACCGAGTAGAACTTCGGCTTCAGCAGGCCGCCCATGTGCTCGATGCAGATGGACTGCCTGCGCTTGTGGTCGATCAGTTCCTCTTCCATCTGGGGAACCTCGAGATCGGCCAGGCCGAGGGCCTGCGCACCTAGCAGCAGCGAACGCGTTCCGTCGACGAGGCCAGAGGCACCCCACTTCGAACCGCTTGCCGCGCCCTTCGTGTTGAACACGGAGTTGTGCGTGGCGATGATCGCGCCGTCGAAGGTGATGGTGGCTCCGGTGAAGACCGGGCTGTCCGCCGAACGCGGCATGCCCTGGACGACGGCCGTGCGGAAGTCGCTGTCCTTCTTCAGAGCGCCGTACGTGCGCGGGTGCACCAGGAACAGGTAGTAATCCTGTCCGCTCAGGCGCAGCGGCGGCAGACGACGCGAGCGCGCCTCGGTCATCGCGTCGATGATCATGCCGTACTTCGGCACGAACGCCGTGGTGATGACCGTGTTGTCGCCCGCGGCGAGCGCGGTGCCGGTCCAGTTGAAGTGCCGGTTCGTGGTCGGGGCGGCCACGTCGGACGCGAACACGAGCGCCGAGAGGTCGTCCTGGCCAGGCAGCGGGACACGCGTGCTGCCGTCACAGTTCAGGCCGTAGCTTATGCCCGATGCCGTGAGGAAGTGCAGTTCGTCCCAGGTCTGCGCGTCGACGCGCGCGAGGCGGTCACGGGCTTCCGTGCGGAAGTCGTCGACTGAGCCCTGATCGTCCAGCCGGCCCTTGTTCTCGACCGCGTTGGATATCTGGTCGATGTTCACCTGCTGCCAGTACGTCTGCAGCTTGGCCTGGCGCCCCATGACCTCGCCATCGCCGATGATGCCGCCGGTCGGCAGGTCGGCGATCAGGCGCAGCATCGCGCCCGTGGTACCACGGTCGTTCTTGGTGATCTCGGTGATGCGTTCCACAACGCCCGAGCCGTTGCTGCCCTGGTAGTTCTTCCAGAACAGGTTGTCGCGATAGGCCTTGTAGGCCTTGTGCCGCCAGTTGAGGATCTGGGTCGGCTTTTGTGCGCCGAAGTCGGTCTGCATGGTCGTGATCCTTTGAGCTGTGGAAAAAAGGGTCGACCGCTGCGCGGGTCAAGCGAGGAACATGGCCGTGACGGGGCCAAGCGCCGTGCCTACTGGCAAAGCACGCACAGATAACGCTGGTGTGTGGCAGCGAATGAAGAGCGCCGTGCTCGGCGAGCGAGCCGCGTTGGACGCCGCGGCTGGCGTGTATCTCGGGTCAGGCTGTGAACGCTTTGTCGCGTTCGGCCTCGGGGACCTTGCCCCACTTTTCGTTGTCCTTCACGCTCGCGGTCAGGCGCTGCACGCCGGGCGTGCGCGAGCCGTTGCCGGCGCCGGCCAGCGGCGGCGGCTGGCGCGTTTCAGCGGCCCCCGCGTCGATGCGTGCTTTGGCCCTGCGAGCCGCGGCGAGCTCGTCCGCCGTCTTTGGGTCTTTCGGCGTGGCGAAGTCCGGCGCGATCGCGGCGACCGCCAGGCGCAGCGCCTTGGTCGGCGCGACCCCGGTCGCGATGAGTTCATCGCGCTCGGCGAGCACGGCCTTGATCGCCGCTTCGTTCTTGCCCTCGGAGGTGTGATCGAGGAACGGGTACTTCTCGTACGCCTTCGCCGCTTCCTGATTCAGGTCGCGCGCGAGCCGCTCGCTGGCGATGATGTTGCGCTCACTGGTCAGCTGCTCGACCAGCGGCAGCACTTCCTTCTTCGCGTCGTATTTCGCTTCTTCGCGGATCAGCTTGCGCTCTGCCGTGCGGAACTCGGCGTCTTCGATCTCGCCGGCATCGAACTTGGCCTGCAGCGCGCTGAATTCGGCTTCGAAGTCGCGCGGCTTCTCGACCTCCTGCGCGACCGCTGCCGCCGCCGGCTGCTTCTGGCTGGCCTCGACCAGCGCGAGCAGGCGCTCGTTCTGTTCGCGCAGCGCGTTGCGGTCCTCGATGACTTCGTTGAAGCGCGCCTTTGGGATACCGCGGCGGCCGGCTTCGTCGTCCTCGGCAACCGCAGCCAATGCGGCGGCGTCGAGTTCATCGGTGCCTGCGGCGTCGGCCGCGGCGTCATCGGCTTCGGCGGCATCATCGACCGCAGCGTCCTTGATCACATCGGGTATCGGTGCCGCGTCGTCTTTCGGCACGGCGTTGGTCAGTTCGTCGGTCACGTTGCTTCTCCGCGGTGGGTGTGCGTCATTCGCCCTTGGAAACCTTGGCCATGTGCGCGAGGTGGGTCTTGGCCATCGCCTTGGCCTTCCCGTGCCGGGCCTTGTCGGACTTGATCTTGTTCGCCTCGATCAGGGTCATCATGTCGGCGCGTGTCTTGTAGTCGTCCGCGTCCGGCTCCGACGCAGCCGATGCGCCGACCGATCCGCCAGCGGGTGCGCCGGTGTTCTTGGGCATGGCGGACAGCGACATGGTCGGTTTCATGCGGGTAGCTCCGGGCTTTCGATGCCGGCGTTCACACCGACATCGGGGTGCGGTGGCGTCAGCGGGTTCGTGCTTTCCGGCGCAGGCGGCGCTGGGAGCTGCGCGCCTGCGGGTACGTTCGGAACGATCGGCGCGGCATCCTTGTCCTGGAAGCCAGCGGAGCGCAGAAGCTCGTCGGCGAGGGGTGCAATCGCCGGCATGGCCGCGACTTCAGCGGCGGCGCGCACGGCAGAGAACATGCCCGTGACGGAACTCTCGACCGTGTCGGCGCGCAGCTTCTCTGCGGTCGCGGCGGCGACCTCTGCCGAAGCTCCCAGCTGCCGCTGCTTGGCCGTCTCCGTTCCGACCCTCGCCTCGGTGAGTGGATCGGGCCTCGGCGCGGCGTCCTGCATTGCCTTGACCACCTCGGCCTTGTCGGCCAGGTTCGAATAGCGGATCACGATGGCGTCGGGGATGGCGACTGGCGGGTTCATCCCGCGCATCGCCTTCACTTGTTCAAACTGGCTGTTGTCGAACGTGATCTGCATCGGCTGTTCGGAGATCACGACGTCGTAGTCGCCGATGGTCAGGTCGTTCAGCACGGAGCCGTCCGCCTGGACCTGGTTGACCACCACGTCGGTGCTCTGCTGCTCGCCGAACGCGCTCATCTGTGTGATGCGGAACTTGCGCTCGTCGGTGTAATAGGCTTGGATCAACTTGATCAGACGCGTGGCGAGCAGATTGCGTGTGCGCGCGAGGTTGTCCAGCGGCATCGCCAGCGCCTGCTGGGCCGCGAACTGTCGGCTCTGGATCGCGATGCCGCTCATGTCCTGCTGCCCGGTGCCGAGCATCGACTCGTTCACGCCGGTCACCGACTTGATGTTCTGCTTGGCGGTCTCGATCAGTTGCACGATGCCCTGCGGCACCTGGTTCGGCTGAATCTTGGCCGGTGGCTTGCTGCCGGCCGCATGCTCGATGACCAGGCCGGTTTTCGCGCCGACCTCTTCGAGGTCATCGGTGTCCATGTTCGTCAGCGAGTCCTGCTCCACGGTCCAACCGGAGTTCGCTGTCGAATTGACGATGTGCAGTGCCTGCGAGATGCCCTTGTTCAGCGTCTCCTGCGGGCTGATGGCGTTGTCCACCATGCCGCGCGTGCGGCCGCGGCGGAAATACGGGAAGTACGGGATGATCGTGAAGTGCTTGTACGGCGACCACTCGTCGAACAGCAGCACGTCGCACGACGACACGGTCCAGCGCACGCGCTTCATCCGCCGGCGCGAAATCACTACGCGCTGGGTGCTCAGCGCGGCGTTTTCTTCCGTGCTGATGTCGTCAATCTGCTTGACGTCACCGGTCGGGTAGATCGCGACCTGCGCCATCTGGTAGCGGTGGTGCTGGCGATCGACCACGCGATAGCGGCGCGTCGAGCCGTCGACCATTTGCGCATCCCACGCGTCGGCGATCGTCGTGTTGTCGCCGAAGCGCGCGCGCTGCACGCCGTCGTCGCTTCCGCCGTCACCGAAGTCGCTCTCGCTGGCGCGGCCGTAGGCCTCGAGCGCGTTCTGCGCTTCCTGGCCGTACATCATTCCGATCTCGTCGGCGGTCATCCAGCGCGTGACGATCACGTCCAGCCAGTCGTCAGGGTCGTAGCTCTTCGCGTCCGGGTCAGGGATGACGTCCATCGGATCGAGCGTGGCCAGGCAGATTTCACCCTGCATCTGCTCGTTTGCCGACACGCGCAGGTCGTAGTAGCCGCGCTGTTCGATCAGGCCATCGCCGAACTGCTGCGTCTCGTGCCAGCGGAACTTCACCTGGTCGAGAATCTGCTTGGTGATGAGGTTCAGCGCCTTCGACGTCTGCTCGTCAGCACCCTGTCCCCGCGGTACGTACTGCACGTCCATGCGGTTGCCGATCTGATATCCGATCGCTGCATTGACCGCGCCGAGGATCTCGTTCACTTCCGACGCGGGGCGCCCTTCGGCGAGCAGCGCCTCGCGAACAGCTGGATCCCACTGCAGGCCACCACCGAGGTAGAAATCCTCGTTCCGCCGCGCGACCTGGCAGTAGTCGGAGTGACCACGCCCGCGCACGTACTCGTAGCGGCGGAAGTTCTCGCGTGCGATTTCAGACGGGTCGCTGCGCTGCGCTGACTGGGTGGCGGCATTCGGGTCGATCGGCCCGGGGGTTGCCGGCAGCGGTGTCATTGCGTCAATGGGCAGGTATCCGTCAAGAGAGCATCGGGTTGCGCGTGCCGCGCTTCGCCGCCTTCAGGGCTTTCAGCTTGTGCTGCCACGCCGGCTGGTCTTCCTTGGTGCGCGCGGCGACGGGCGCGGCGAACGTGATCGCCAGCGCATCGCCGCTGTCCGGCGAAGCCATGCCGCGCGCTTTCATGTCTTCTTTCTTCTCGAGCTGCAGTCGACCGCGGTTGTCGAACCCGTATTCCGGCGCGCCGATGTCCGCGGCGAGTTCCTTGTCGTCGGGCAAGCACCCCGACTCGCTCAGCCAGTCGCGCATGCGCGCCCACAGTTCCATGCGGCGGTTGTAGTAGCGCGACTCAAGCTGCGCGGTCTCGCCGACCTGGATGGCGTGGATGTTCCGGTAGCCCAGCTGCCGAAGCCGATCGACGATGCCCCAGCCAATGCCGGTTGCGTCGATGAAGACCGCATCCGGGTTCCACTTCTCGATTTCCTCTGCAACCTCGTAGGCCAGCTGCATCAGATTGTCGAAGCGGTACCGCTGCGGCGGCAGGCACAGCACGCCCTGTCGCTTCAGGATCACGGACTGATCATCGCCGTGCCGCGCGACGTCCACGCCGATGACCCGCGGGCTGCTGCGATAGGTCAAGAGCTCGGCGGTCCGGGCCTTCGCCGTGGCAACAATGTCGGTGCCGATGAACTGGTTCGCGCCGGCGCGCGGGAATTCGCCCTTCACGCGAATGCGGACGAAGTCGCTGTCCTCGCCGTAATCGGCGATCCATTGCGCGATCTGCGCCTGGTTGGCGGCCTTCGCCTTGCGGCTGTCCACCTGCATGCGCTGCCAGCGCGCGCGGAACTGGCCCCAGCATTCAGCGAACCGGCCATCGTTGCGGGTCGGGTTGCCGAATGCGAGCCACATCGCGCCGGGCGTGGTCATTGCGCCCTCGGTCACTTCCCAGATGCTGTCGGCGATAGCCGAGGCTTCATCGAATATGACCAGCACGTCGGTTTCGTGCGTGCCGGCGAACGCTTCTGAGTTGTGCTCGCTCCACGGAATCGCCGAGGCGAACCACGTCTGCGGGTAGTGCTGGTGCTTGAAGCTGGTGGCCGACCATTCGAACCACTGCCGGTTGATCGACAGCCGATGCCACTTGGCCAGCTCGCGCCACGTCTTGGTGGTCAGCTGGTTCTTCGTGTTCGCTGTGACGACGACCTGCGGATTGATGCGCGTCGACATGAACCACAGGATGATCCACGCCACGAGCGCGGTCTTGCCGACGCCGTGACCGCTGGCTACCGCCAGCCTGATTGCCTCTCGCTGCGCTTCCTGCGACCAGCGCTCAGCGACGGCAGTGCCGATGCGGGTGAGCGCCTCGCACTGCCAGTCGTCAGGGCCCGTCTCGTCGGCGAGCGGCCCAGGCTCGCTCCAGGGGAACGCGTACCGGACGAACCCAAGCGGATCGGCGTAGAACGCGGCGATGTCATCGACCAGCGCCAATTCAGCCGGGCTAGCCGGCGCCTTCACGGGCGGCCCTCGCGCGCGCGGCGAGCATGCGCTCGACGATGCCATCGGGGTCAGTGAACTCGACCCGCTCCTTGAACAGTCCGAGGTGCTTTCCGACGTTGACCAGCATGCCCGTCTGGTCGTGCATCTTGATCTCGAGGCCGTGCTGCGTCGTCTTCACCCCGGCGTACAGCAGCTTTCCCGCTGGCGACAGATCGCGTGTGTCCTTCGGGAACGTGCGCTCCTGGCCCTCGCCGAAGCACTCCGGGCACTCCGGGTTCGGGTCCTTGCGCGGATCGAAGCCCGTGCCGCCCTGCTGGTCGAACACCGACGACGGCTTCAGACCCTTGGCCTCGCTCGTCAACACGTCGCGGTCGAACTGCGCGATAGCCTCGGCCATCTCGCTAGGCGTGCGCTGCCAGCGGTGGTTCTTTCCGTAGCAGAACCGGCAGCACGCGCGGCGCAATTCGATGAGCTCGTTCGGGTCCGCCGTCGCGATCGCCCAGAACCGCTCGAGCACGCGGTCGGCGGTGATCCCCGTTCGCTCCGAGCGTTCCTTCATCGCAGCGGCCACGAGGGCGGCCACGTCAGGCCGAGCCAGCAATTCCGAGGCGGTGCACCGGGCCGATTGCGGGCTGTAGCCGGCGCGTATTGCCGCCTGGCGCCCATTGAGATCGACCAGGTATTCCCTGACGAACACGCTGACCCGATCGACCGAATACGCGCCTTTCGTCGCCGGTTTCTTGGTTTTCGGCGACGTTTGGTTATGTCGGGGGTCTGCGACGGGCTTCCGGCGCGGCTTCCTCGGCGATTTCTTGGCACTCATCCGGCAGCGAGGTCGAACGCTCGCATGGTGGCGTCGTAGCCGTAGCGCGCCATCGTGAGGGGATAGCCGAACAGCGCGGCGTTGATCGCCACGGCCAGTGCGGTGGGCTTCACGAGCCGCGCTTGCCGCCGTTGTAGTTCGGTCCGCCCGGCGCTGCGCCCTTGGCGCGCGCGCGTTCACCGATAACGCCACCGGGCACGCCTTGCGCCTTCATCTGCGCCGCTCGGCCGCCATAGCCGAGTTTGTTGCTCTTGCCCTTGAAGCTGCCCGTCTTCTTCGTTGTCGCCACGTCACTTCTCCTGGCTGGGTGGTTTGAGGGTCCGGATCTGCTCAAGCTGCCCGTTGCACTGCTCGAGGCTGGCGCGCCGCTCGCGCGCAACACGCACGGCTTCGTCGACGGTCCTCGACTTCGGCAGCGCTATCGCAACCGGCTCGGTGAGCTCGGGCGGCACAGGCACGTACACGGTGACCGGCACCTCGACGATCTTCGGGGGCTTCGGCGCGACCGGCGCGCAGCCGGCGACGACGACGAGGATCAGAAGTCCGCAACGCCAGCGCATAGCTGCTCCTGCAATGTCTTCGCGCAGTCAGGATCGCGCGCTGCGCGCGCGTACTTGTCCATCCACGCCTTGAGCGCGCGATCCGCGTCGCGCGCGTTCGCCGCGGCCGCCGCAACCGCCTGTTGCGCCACGGCTGCCTGCGCCGCCGCGTCGCGGCGCTGCTGCTCGACCGCGTCGTTGGCGATCTTCACCGCCGCCGCCAGCTGGTCCCGTGCCGTCTCGGCGCGCACGCGCGAAATCTCCGCCGCGGCAGCGATCTTCGCCCCAGCAGCCTCCCCGGCTTTCTCGCCTTGCGCGTAAACCTTGTGATGGGCGAACGCCACCAGCGCGAGGACGGCTGCAAGTGCAGCGGCGTACGCATAGAGCTTCACCGTTCCGATCATGGGTTCTTCACCTTGGCTGCCGTGCTCACCACCCAGCCGGTCGCTACGACGGCGCCGACCTGGCCGAGCATGTAGGCCGCCACGGTCCACGTGGTCGCGCTCACCCACTGGGCCCCATCGAGGCGCCCCAGCCACAGCAGGCCGGTGGCCGAGCCGATGACCAACAGCGCGACGGCCAGCTTGCTCTTGTCGCTGGCAATGACGGGATCAGCCATTAGCGACCTTCCCTCACAGCAGCAGCGCCAGGCAGGTAGCCCAGAATGCGGCGTAGAACCAGAACGCGCTGCCGCCCGGACCGTTCTCTTTGATGATCGAGACCAGGATCGCAATGATCCCGAGGATCAGGACGACAATGAAGGCAGTCAGCGGAGGAATCAGGGTCGTGTGCATGGTTCGTTCCTCATGTGCAGTACGCGTTGGAATCGCTCGCGCGGCGCCGAATGCGGCCTATGGGATGACACACTCCACGCCGCGCCCGTACCCGCCAGCGACGTACACCGGTGTCAGGCCCAGCAGGATCACGCGGGGATAGCCGCGGTTCTCGGTGAACGCCCACTTCGCGCGGCGCGAATGCAGTTCGACGTTGCCGAACCAGCGATCAGCGACGCAGCACTCGCACGTCGCGCCATCGACAGGCCACGTGCGGCACATCTGGATGTCTTTCTGCAAATTTCCAGCGCCGCCGTTGTAGCTGCTCAGGCCGAACGCCCACGTGTCGCACTCGGTGCGGCCCTGGGACGCTCGTGTCAGGTCGTGCATGTACCGCGCCTGCGCCTTCAGCGCCCACGACGCGTTGGTCGGGTCTGCCGCGCCGAGTTCGGTCGGATACAGGCGAGCCATATCCCGTGCCGTCGATGGCATGAACTGCGCCAAGCCGCTCGCACCTACGGGCGATGTTGCTGCCGGCCGGCAGCCCGATTCCTGATGGATCTGCGCCGCGAGCGTCGCGACCGGCGCGTCGATGCCGAAGAGGTTGTACGCCTCGCTGGTGATCTGGCGTTGGTACTGGCGGCACCGCTCCGGCACGCCGGCGTGCGCCATGCGCACGTACGCGCACGCCGCCAGCGCCACGAACCAGACCACGAGCGCGGCACCGGCGAGGAAGCGGCGCACGTCACACCGCCAGGCAGACGGCGAGGATCGTTCCGGTGACCACGATCGCACGCGCGAGGTGCATCATCGCGAACGTGGTCGTGTCGACCGGGAAGCCCACCGCGACGCCCTTGCTCGGGTCGATCCGGCAGATGTCGCGGCTGATGCGGTAACCGCCCCACGCGCCGGTGGCGACCTTGAGGCATGCGCCGAGCCAGCGCTGGGCGTACTCGTTCAGGCCGAAATCCGCCGCGTGCCCGATCAGCAGCGCGCCGACCACGCCCACGCACAGCCACAGCAGGCCGCGGCTGAATTCCCGGTCGCGCAGCTTCACGCCGCCGGCGGCCTCTGGCCGCGCAGCGCCGCGACGCGGCGCTCGAGGTAGGCCGCGACGGCCTTGGCGACGTCACCCTGCGGCAGGTGGAGCGCCAGGGCGCACAGCAGAACACCGGCCACGGTGCCGATCGCGACGTAGGTCAGATTGCCGATCATGGGGAGTTCCTCGGTTGTTGTGGGGGTCAACGCAAGCGGCGCACTTGCTCAAGCTCGTTGAGGCGGCGCTCGTGCTCGTCCAGACGCACTTCGATCTTTGCCATGCCGCGCGCGATCTGCGGCACGTCGTTCAGCTGCACGCGCAGATTTGACATGTCGTCGCGCACCGCGCTCATCTGCACGTCCATTCGTGTTGCGAACTTCGCCTGCTCGCTCATCGACTGGTATAGAACGATGATGGCCGTGAGAATCAGCGCTTCCAGCACTGTACGAACCGACTGCCAGTTGCGCTGGCCGGAGGCGGGTGCTGACTGTTCGGCGTTCGACATGGTCGGTTGTGCTCGTGCGCGTGAGATTGGTAGCGGGCACTGGAATCGAACCAGTTTGCAGCCGGCTTATGAGACCGGCGCCGTTCCAAACGAACCCGCTGAAGATGGGCGCACCCTTGCGGGCACGCACATGCTGGGTTCATGCAGCCCGGAGACAGACGCGTCGGCGCGCGCGGCACCCGCCGCACACCCTCGGCATCCGGTTCGCAACGCGAACAGGCCGCGGCCCAGCTGCCAGCGGTTATTCCGGGGCAATGATTCCCGGTCCCCCTCCCCAGGCATCCCTCTGGCTGGCCTGGGATGCGGGCGCGACGGCCGCCACTCCTGAAAAGAGCCGCCGCGCCGCAAAGGTTGGCCGGCGGCGCGCAGGGGCGCGGTTGGGTCCGCCGGCCAGCGCCGTGGGAAGGCGCTTTTCGATCCGCAGAAACGCAGAAACCGCCTCGCGGCGGTTTCGTGGGCTCGTCACATGTGGGCACATGTGCGGCGGTTTTCCTCGCCGATCAGGCGGCAAGGGGAGTTTTTCGACAATGGCGAATCATTCACTCAAACCCCTGCCCGCGTCAAGTGTTGTCCGCCTTTTGCCTTCCTGCTCTTTTTCGCGGTGAGCGCGGCGAAGGCGTTGACTTGCTCGGCTGTGATCCTTTGCCACGTCAACATCCAGCCCGTGTGGCGCGAGAACACCATCTTCGTGACACCGTGGAACGCCTGCTTGTCGGCCTTGTCGGCAAGATTGAAGGCGAACCATTCGCCGGACTCGCACCGATCAGCGAATATCTTGTGGAGCGCCGACTCGATCGCGTACGCGGTCTCTCGCTTCCCGGCCCCAGCCCACAACGTCACCTGTATCGGGTATGGACACCCCGCGCGCAGCGAACCAATGCGGTTGTACACGTCGCAGGAGACACCGATCTTCACCAGCGCATCGCCGGCTTCCCCGCGTGGGGCGAATGCAGCGTAGACGCCCCAGTCCCTGTTCCAATCGCGGGGGTAGCCTTGCTTGTCGTACGCCTCGACTCTAAAGCCGCCCATCCGCTACCCCTCATCCCCGACAATCAGCAGCCGCACGCGCTTTCCGATCATGTCGGCAGGCAAGTCGATTTGCGCGGCGGCGCGTTCACCTTCTTCCTCGCAGATCATGGCCTCGACCGCGACGAAAACCGGCGCCCCCGCAATCCTCGCCTTGAGCGCGGCGAGTTCGACCTGTACGGTTTGCAGGGCGCCGTCGCAAAACGCCAGCCTGGATTCGGATTCGGCGTACCGTTTTTCGAGCGCTGCGATCGTCGCATCGCGCGCACGCGCTCTTGCCGCCGCGCCTTCACCGTAGTTTTCCCAGTCAGCGAGTTTTTCGCGGAGACGTTCGTTCTCCGCCTCAAGCTCCGCGTTGTCGCAATGCGGACACTTCACTTTCTGCGATCCGTGCTCGCCGGATAGCGTGATGGTGCTCTGGTCTACTGGCTCCTGCGCACTCGGTCGCTCGGCAAGCTCCGACGGCGAATCGTCCGCGCCGCGCGTGGCGATTGCCGCAACGCCGACCGTTGGTACGTCGGCAGGACGCCAGATCAGGTCGCAGACGTGACACAGGTGCGAGCGGTGCGGCGGATTCGTCCACCCTACCACGGCTTCGGCAGTCGCCAGCCGAGGAAGCGGTTCACCATGTATCGCACGAGCGAATCGCTTACCACGGCCGATCCTCCTCGATGATTTCGCGCCGCGACTTGTATGCGCCGCACGTCAGGCAGCTCCAACCGTCAGGGTATTTGTCCCAATCGTGACCGTTGGCATCGCAGTATTCCTCCGGAGTCGCCTTCAAATCCGGCGCCTGTTGGGAGGCCCTGCTCGCCTCGGGCTGCGCCTTGGCGGCGTCGTGAGCGGCGATTGCTTCGCGAGCGTAAGCGCGCATTTGTTTGATGGTGTACGTTTCATAAATAGCCGGGCGCGGCAACTCCGGCAACGCATCGGCAAGCTGGTCTGTGATGTTCGGCATTGACAGATCCCCTTCAGTGCCCGGTGCGCACATGGCCGAGGTACACGATCGAGCTACCGGTGGTCAGGTGATCGTCGTGGAACCGGATGTTCGCGTAGTGGCGGCCCGGAGCGAGGCGGCAGTAGCTCGGGTTCGTGTTGTGCATATCCGTCGTCCAGTGCCCGATGTCGCTCAGGTTGGCGGGGCTGTTGGTGTCGTGCGGCAGCAGGTTCGAGAAGTCGCCTTTCACGGAACTGAAGCCGAAGTCGATCGGGTACGGGCCGAACGGGTTGTCGCCGCGGTGGAACCAGCCGAACATCGGCGGCACGTTGGCCGGCACGTCGAACGCGGCGGCGATGTACTGCCCGTGGTTGAGCAGGATCGACGGGCCGCTGGCGGTTGTGAGCGGGCCCGGGAACGGCAGGCGTAGCGCGTGCGCGTTCGCGGTGCCAGCGCCCCACAGGTGTTCCCACAACGTCAGCGCCGACCAACGCTGGTCGCCTTGGCCGATGCCCCACGAGATATAGCCCTCCGTCTGCTGGATGCCCTGCGCCGGTGGCGGTGGCGGTGGCGGGGGCGTAGTCGCGCACGCGCCGGCGCGCCAGTTCGCGACAGATAGCGTGCTGCCGTCGGGGTTGGTGGTCACGTCGCCGCAGATCGCGGCCATGCCGTTGATGGGCGGGTTGAACTGCAGGGTCTTGCTCATCGTCTCGTCCTTTGGTTTGGGGTTCACCGCTTCAGCGCAAGCACGCCGGGACGACGTGCGCGGTGCAGCACGTCCTGGCACAGCAGATCCACGTCCATCGCGTAGCTGTCGGCGTCGCGATCGTCCACCTCGGCCGCGCTGGCGTCGGTCCAGACCTGTATCTCGCCTGTCGCCGTCACCGAGACCGCGCGCACCTTGTCGTGCAGCGGGTGTTCCACGGCAGCCAGGCTGAAGAGGAAGCGCACCGCGTCGGCGGCGGCGGTGTTGGCCGCTGCCTCGAGGAAGGCGCTGGTCTGGTGCAGCAGCCAGCGATACATCTCGCGGAGCATGCGCGCGTCCCGCGCGGCCTTGCCCAGGTTGCGCCGGCGCGCGGGCGCGACCAGGTCGTGAAACGCGTCGTAGAGCGCGATGCGCGCGCGGTACGTGTTCGGTGGATCGACGATGCCGCGGTACTCGCGCTGCGCGCGCAGGTGGCACAGCAGCGGGCCGTGCGCCATGCGCTGCACCTTGGGAAATTCGCCTGGACGCTGGCAGGCCATCGCCATCGCCACCGCGGCGCCGAGCGGGTTCCCGCGCTGCGTGGCGGTGTCGAGGCAGACCGCGCCGATCGCGTGCGCAATATCCAGCGGCGTCACCGGCGTCGCGCTCGAGCCGCCGGGCTGGCGCGGCGAGCGGAACGTCGATCGTCCAGCCATGCGCGCGAGGATCTCGATCGGTTCCGGCCGGCCATCGCTGCGCGGATCCAGTCGCTTCTTGCCGCGGCGGGTCAGCAGCGCGGTGGCGGCCGGCGACGGCGGCGGGCGCGCGCCGGCGGGCAGGTGCATCGCCTGCTCTCCCGGCACGCACCACACCAGGCGCGCGCGATCGGTGTGGCTTTCGTACCCGCGCATGCCAGGCACGTCGATGACCACGCAGTGCACCAGCGAGCGCTTTGCCATGTTGCGCAGGCGCAGCGCCACCGCATCGCAGTCCAGCTGCAGGCGGACCGCCAGGTCGCCGAGCGCCATCGGCTTCGCGATCAGCGCGGCCATGATCTCGAGGACGCCGTTGACGGCCCGCTGCTTCAAAGCGTGCCGCCTTTGTGGAATTCGCGTTTCTTGGCGATGTATGCGGCGCTAGCTTCTTCTACTGTGTCGAATGTCCCCAATTCAATACTTACCCGGCCGCAGCGTATTCGCGCACGCCAAGGCTTGGCCTCACCTGCACACGTCCTACTAACGCCAATCGCACCGCTACTATTTGTCTTATAGGCGGCTCTCTTATTTTGTGCGTTTAACTGATGCGCCACGTCCCTGAGA